TCAGCTAATGTAAGAACTGCTTTAGACTATGTAAGTGGAACTTTTGCTGGAGTTGTAGTAGATAAGATATTTTTTGAGAATTCTGTTGAGTCTTTTGATGATACAAGCGGAACAAATGGAATTTATCAAATAGCTCACGATTACAGATTTAATATAAATAGATAAATTTATGGATACTTATAAAGTTAAAATTAAAAAGAATATAGAATGTAGAGAAGTACAATATGAAGAGGGAGAATCTTATAATGTAGTTAGAGCAGTCTATAATTTCTTAAAACATAATAACGCAATAGATAATAAAAAAAAGCAATCTAAAAAGGAGAAAAACGAAGATACTCCTTTAGATACAAACAATAATTAATTAATTAAAATATAATAAAATGGCAATTTTTAACGGAACAGATTTAATATTAAAGGTTTCTCCTACTACTGGAACAACTGAAGTAAAGCTTATGCACTCTCAAAATGTATCACTTTCTACTAATGTTGATACAATAGACATAACTAACAAAGATTCTTTAGGAAACAGAACTCTTTTAGGAGGAACAAAAAGCTTCTCTTTAAGTGCTGATGGTCTTATGGACTTTGAAGCGGCTGCTGGAGATACTGATGTACAAGAACTATTCACACAAATGTTAGACAGAACAGCAGTAACTTTTGTTTTTGGATTATCTTCTGCTGCTGGTTATACAGTAACTGGAAGTGGTTTTATTACTTCTCTAGAAATTTCTGGAGGAACAGAAGATGCTCCTACTTACTCTTGTTCAATAGAGGGAAGTGGTGCTTTAACTGTATCATAATGATTTTATCGTTGTCGAGGTTGGAGCTAATGCTCCTCCTCTTCAACTTTAATTAAATGTTAACGATAAAAAAAAACGATAAAAATGTACGAAATAGTAATAATAAACGGAAAAGATTATCCTGTTAGATTTGGAATGAATGCTTTACGAATGTTCTGTAAAGATACAGACAGAGCTTTAAGCGATTTAGATAAGTTAGGAGATTCAATGAGTTTAGATGATGCTTGTTTTTTGATTCTAAACGGAATTAAAGATGGATCAAGAGTAAGCGGACAAGAATGTTCTTTAACAGTTGAAAGTATAGCAGATTTATTAGATGAAGATTTTGATGCTTTAAATAAAGTATTAGAGGTATTTTCAACTCAATTTAGTGCTAAACTTGGAAACGAGGGAAACGTGAAAGCCGCAAAGAAGAAGAAAGCGGCAAAGAAATAGACTGGGATACATTAGAGTCTGTTGGTTATGGGCTTGGATTGTTACCAGATGAATTTTGGAATTTAACATTTCACGAATTCTTTTTGATACAAAAAGGTCGTAATGACGTAATAGAATCTAAAGAAAAGAGGGAATGGGAAAGAGTAAGATGGTTAGCTTGTTTAATGTTGCAGCCTCATACTAAAAAAGGACAAAATTTAACTCCAGAAAAACTAGTTAAGTTTGAATGGGAGAAAGGAGAAGAGGTTAAAGATGTTGAGAAACAAAAAAAGCGAGCTGAGTATATAGCTAAAAAATACGATTTAATAAATAAAAAAAATGGCTGAAAAGAATTTAAGCGTAAAACTATCTTTAAATGATAAGCAGTTTCAGAGTAGCTTAAAAAAAGCAACTAGAAGTCTTAAAAAGTTTGGAGCTAGTATGAAGCGAACTGGTCAAACAATGACTACTAATTTAACTTTGCCAATTATTGGACTAGGAGCAGCAGCAGTAAAATTAGGTAGTGACTTTAGCGAAACTCAAAGCAAATTTAATACTGTATTTAAAGACATTTCATTTCAAGCTAATGAAACTGCAAAAAATTTAGAAAAAGATTTTGGATTAAGTAGTAAAGCAGCTTTGCAATTATTAGGAGATACTGGCGATTTATTGACTGGTTTTGGTTTTACACAAGAAGAAGCTTTAGAGTTAAGTAAACAAGTGAATGAATTAGCTGTAGATTTAGCATCATTTACAAATTTCAGTGGGGGTGCAGAGGGTGCTAGTCAAGCATTAACAAAGGCATTATTAGGAGAAAGAGAAAGCATTAAATCTTTAGGAATTGCAATTACAGAAGCTGATTTAAAAACATTTGCATCAGAACAAGGATTAGTTTTTAAAGAATTAGATAGAGTTGCAAAGGCAACTTTGACATATCAATTAGCAGCTAAACAATCTAAAAATGCAATAGGAGACTTTTCTAGAACAAGTGGAAGTTTAGCTAATCAATTAAGACAATTAAAAGCTGACTTTGAAAACGTAGGAGTTGAAATAGGACAAAAATTAATACCTATTGTTTTAAATATTGCTAATAAAGTTAAATCTTTTTTAAATGGTTTTAGTAATTTAGATTCTAAGACTCAAGAAATAATTATTGGAATAGCTTTATTAACTGCAACTTTAGGACCATTATTAATAGTTTTAGGAAGTATTGCCGTTGCAATAGCTGGAATATCTGCTCCAGTATTAGCAACTGTTGCAGCAGTTACGGCTTTAGCAGCTGCTATTGTATTTATTACTGATAACTGGGAAGCATTAAAAGAACAATTTAGTGATATTAGCTGGTGGAAAAATGCTCTTATTGATATGCTAATATTTTTAGCAGAGCTTAATCCATTTAATACAATCCTAGAATCATTTAATAATTTAAGAAAGCTTTTAGGAAAAGATCCATTAGATAATCCATTTGATATTATAACAGACGGATTAGAAAGTTTAAAAGATGAAACTAAAGAATATGAAAACGAGTTTAATGACTTTGGAACTTCAATAAAAAACTCATTAAATAAAGTATTACCTTTAATATCTAAATTTAATAAGGGAATAGGATTAGGCTCTGGAGGAGGAGGTCAGAAAAAAGGATCAGGAATAGTACAAGATTTTACATCTTTTGATAATAGAGTTGTTCCAGAACAAGGATTTAGTTTATTAGCTCCTATTACTCAAGAAGAATTAGATAAAATTTCTCAAGCAGTAGAATTACAAAAAAAATTAATAATTCAGCAAGAAAGTTTTGCAGAATTAAATCAATCAATGACATCTGCATTTGCTTCTTTTGGTAATACTTTACAAGGAGTATTTGCCCAAGCTTTAAAGAGTTCTGATGGCTTCTTTAGTGCTATTGTAGATGGTGCAAAAAAAGCTTTTGAAGCATTAGTTGCTCAATTAATAGCAATGATAGCAATGAGAGCTATTTTAGCTGCTATTGGCTTTGGAAGTTTAGATGCTGCAGCTGGAGCTGCTTCAGAGGGTTTATTGTCAATGATAGGACTAGCTGATGGAGGATTAGCAACTGGTCCAACTGTTGCAATGGTCGGAGAGGGACCAGGAACAACAATGTCGAATCCTGAAGTTATAGCTCCATTAGATAGGCTTAGATCGATGATTGGAGATAGTGGAGGAGGTAATGTTCAAGTATTTGGAACAATAAAAGGAGCAGACATTTTATTAAGTAGTGATAGAGCTAAAAACAACAGAAACAGAACAAGAGGTTACTAATGGCAAGAGAGAAAAAATTTGAATTAAGCTTTTCAAGTGATAGTAGTGTTTATTATCGTTTAGAGATTTACGATAACGAAGCAACTAACAACACTTATTATACTCCTAATTTAAGTTCTAAAGGTTTTGATTTAACTTATCAAACAGATGATGAGGACAGATTCACTGGATTAATACCAAGCGAGTTAGTATTCGATATGCTTATTACTTCAAATGCTCAACAAGCTTTAATCAATGAAATAAAGATAAGTGTTTATGGTAGATGGCAAATTGGAGTTTATCGTTCAAATGATGATGTTTCTTATGATTTATTTTGGTGTGGAAATTTATTAAATGATATTAGTCCAGAGCAAGACGTTGCTTATCCTAGAGAGTTTAGTTTAACGGCAGTATGTGGATTGTCTAATTTACAAGATATTAAATTTAATACTAATATTGGATACGATACATCCTCATCCTATACTTGTTTACAATACTTTAGATATTCATTTATAAATCAAATAAATACAGACACTTTTTTTACTGGTGTTAGTCCAGGAAGATTTATTAGAACTTATGTAGATTGGACAACTGATACAATGACTCATCAAGCAGACAGAGATCCTTTAGTTTATTCTAGATTTAATTTTATGGCTTTTGTAGAGTTAGGTAATAATGGTGTAAAAGAATATGCAACTGCTTTTGATTTTTTAAATTCTATTTGTAATACTTTTGGAATGAGGTGCT